AATTAAACAAGCCGTTCTTTTAACTATCGGACATTGGTATCAAAACAGAGAAGCCGTTGTTGTTGGAAGAATTGCAACAGAACTTCCGATGTCTGCTAAATATTTATTAGATCAATATAAAATACAAGTTGCAAGATAATGCAAATAGGAGAATTAGATAGAAGAGTTACTTTGCAAAGTTCATCAAGATCAGCAAATAATTATGGAGAAGCTGAATTGACTTGGGCAAACTATCGAACAGTATGGGCAAAAGTTGATTGGGATGGTGGAAAAGTAAATGAGGAACTTGAAAAAATAACTGCAACATCTGATGTTCATATTTATATAAGAAATTTAGATATTGAAGTTGATACAAATTATAGAGTTTCATATGATAATAAATTTTATTATATTCATGCAATTAATGAAATTGATGGAAGAGAAGCTTTTTTAGAACTAATAACAAAACAAAAAGATTAATGGCTAAATTTAAACAAAATAATTCTCAAGCCGTTTCTTTTGAACTTTTAGGAGCAAAAGAGATTCAAAGAGTTTTTGATACTTTACCGAATCAAATTAACAATCCTAAAATATGGATAAAATTTTGGAGAGAAAATTCTAAACCTTTGGTAAAGGCGGCAAGATCAAAAGCAAAACAAATTGGAAAAACGGGGCAACTCGCAAGAAGTATTGGTTTTTTTACTACAAAAAGAAGTCGAATATTTAATGGAGGTTATGTTGGTCCAAGAGTAAAAGGTGCATTTGCTAAAAGAGATGATTCGGGTAAATATAGCAAATCAGGATATTATGGAGCATGGATTGAATACGGAGGATCAGTTATGTTTGGAGGAAGAGGAACTGCAAAAAAAGGGGATCAACCTTTTATGCAACCCGCTTGGGCTTCTGCACATATGCAAGTTTTAAATCAGGGATTCAGATCAGCAGCGAAAGTTTTTAATCGAGCATTAAATTCCCATAGAAGAAGATTGGAAAAATATGGAACTTTAGGTTATTAATATGAAATCAGGATTAGCAATATATAATATTTTATCAAACGATGCTCAAGTTTCTGCATTAGTAGGAACAAGAATTTTTCCAAATGTAACGAAAGTTGGAACTACCTTTCCTTTTATTATTTATGATGTTGAGGGAGAAACACCAACCGATTATAAACAAGGAGTATCTTCTTTAGATACTGATATTGTAACAGTTTCGGCTTATTCAATAACATATACCGAAGCAAGTGATTTGGCTTTAAAAATAAGAACTGCTCTTGATAGAAAAAGCGGAACTTATGGAGGAATAGAAGTTCAATCAATAAAATATGATGGATACAATGATTTATTTGATGATGATTCAGGAGATCAAGGAATTTATCGAAAAGCATTGGATTTTAATATACGAATTATAAATACATAAATTATGAGATATAAATTACTAAAAGATTGGGAAAGTAAAAGACATAACAAAATCATAAAAGCGGGAACTTATGTTGTTATTACTTTAGACAATGAATTGCAAGATTTAATTGAATCAGGTTGTATTGAAGCAATTAAAACTAAAACAAAAAAGAAAAAAACTAAAAAGGAAAACTAATTAATTAATAAATAAAAAATAAATAAAAATGGCTATACTTAATGGAACGGATATTAGATTGTACGATTCAACAACTAATATTCTTGTTGCTTTTGCTCAAAATGGTTCAATAAATTTGAATCTATCTTTGAGAGAAATAACAAATAAACAATCGGGAGGATATAAAGAATCTTTGGAATCTACAAGAGATTTCACAATTGATATTGATGGTGCATATGCTTGGACTGATGCTTCGGGTTCTGCTTTAACAAATGGAGCTGATGATTTAGCACTTACTAACATTATCACTAACAGAACTCCGTTAGTTGTAAGGTTTGGAAATACGGGTGGTGCTACGGGAGATACTTATTATCAAGGAAGCGTTTTCTTAACTTCATTCTCTGTGAGTGCGGGTACAGAAGATACTGCAACTTATTCAATGAGTTTTGAAGGAACGGGAGCTTTAACTCAAACAGTTTCTTAATATAAATTTATGGGGTGTGTGGGGATGATTTGTTTGTTTTGTTTCATCCCCTTGCATTCCCTCAACTAAACAAACAATAAAAATGAAAACATATACTTTTGTAAAAATAAACGGCAAAGATTTTCCAATAAAATTTGGATTTAACTCTTTGCGAAAATATAGTGATGCGACAAATACTTCATTATCTGATTTAGATAAATTAGGATCGCAAATGACTTTAAACGAAGCTCTTCTTTTAATTTATTACGGATTAGAAGATGGATATCGTGCAGCGAAACAACCTTGCGAAATAACAATAGATGATTTATCTGATTTAATTGATGAAGATTTTGATGCTCTTGCAAATTGCATGGGGATATTAGCTGAACAGATGCATAACAGAAACAAAAAGAAAAAGGGAAAAAAGTAAAAAGCCAAGAAGAAAATGATCCTCTAACTTGGCTTGAATTAGAAAAGATTGCTTTGGGATATATGGGAATGAATATTGATGAATTTTATGATATGATCCCAAGACATTTTTGGATCAAAATGGATGGGTTTTATGAGCTTGAAAACTTGAGAAATCAAGATAGTTGGGAAAGAACAAGATGGATGACTTTATGTCTTTTAAATATACAACTACCAAGAAATAAAACTTTGAAGCCAAGAGATTTGATTCGTTTTTCATGGGAGAAAGAAAAAGAGATTGATATTGAAAAATTAAAAAACAGAGCGGAATATTATAAAAATTTAGATGAACATAATTTAAAAAATAAAAATGGCGAATAAATCAGTCGGATATTTAACTTTCAACTTTGGTGCGAACATGCAAGGTTTTGATCGTGCATTAAACAAAGCATCCAAAAAATTAAAAAGATTTGGAGATAATATGACTTCTTTAGGAAGAAATTTATCTGCGGGATTAACTGCTCCAATTGTTGGATTAGGAATTGCAGCCGTTAAAATGGCTTCTGATTTTGCCGAAACTGATTCAAAATTCAAACAAGTTTTCGTTTCAATACAAGGAGAAGCGGAAAAAACTGCAAAAACTTTTGTTGATAATTTCGGTTTATCTGAACAAGCTGCAAAGCAACTTCTTGGAGATACTGGAGATTTGCTTGTCGGATTTGGTTTTACTGAAAAAGCGGCTTTAGAATTATCTGCTCAAGTTAACGAATTAGCGGTCGATTTAGCTTCTTTTACAAACTTTGCGGGGGGATCAGAGGGGGCGTCGAAAGCTCTAACAAAATCATTAGTTGGAGAAACTGAATCAGTAAAAGCACTTGGAATTGTTATAAGACAAGGCACAAAAGAATATAAAGATCGAGTTCAACAAATTATCAAAACAACGGGGGTATCTCTTTTACAAGCAAAAGCAATGGCAAATTTGCAAATTGCAATGGAACAAAGCCAAAAAGCTCAAGGAGATTTCCAAAGAACTCAAGATCAGTTCGCTAATAGAGTCAGAATTTTAAAAGAAGATTTCAGGGATTTAGGAAAAGAAATTGGAGATATTCTTTTACCTATGGTTGAAAATTTAACAACATTCATTGAAGAGGGGCTTGAATCTTTCAAATCAATGTCAAAAGAACAAAAAGAAAATATTGTTAATTATGGATTAATGGCTGCGGCAATTGGTCCACTTTTAATTGGTTTAGGTTCTTTAGCTTCTGCAATTACTAAAATTATTACAGTAATGAAATTTCTAAAAACAAATCCGATTATTGCAGTTGCGGGAGCTTTTATAACTTTAATGACTGCAGTGGGTAAATATGCTAAATCATTGGAGGGGGCAGTTAGTACAAGTAAAAATTTAAGAAAAATTAATCAAGATATTTTAAATCAAAATAGAGAGCAACTAAAACAAACTAAAGAACAGTTAAACGCAACCATCAATGCAACTGAAGAGAGATTAGCAAAAGCAGAAAAAGAATTAGAAGTAGCTGAAGCTATGCCGAAAGCAATGAAAGGTGCAGACAAGTTTCAAGTTTTGAGTGGAATTGGGGGTAATGTGGACAAAGCAAAAACAAAGGTTCAAGAATTAAAATCAGATTTACAAGAATTAAGAACAACATTAACA